CATTGTCAAATCTGTTCTCAGTTTTGGCAAATACGGTAGCACCCCACCGCTTTCCAGCCACTCTTTACACGCATACCACATCTCAGACCGTTTATTGACAAATCTGGTATCCTTAATAGCCTTACCGCCAAAAGGAACTTCCCAGATTAGGTCTTCATATCCTAATTGTTTTAACCTGTCTATGACACCTTCACCACGACCGGAGTCGATAAACACCTTAGCAGGTCTCTCTTTGTCGATAAACTCAGCTATACGGCCAGCCAAAGTCATATTATCCATGTGTTTAAGGACTATAGGTTCACTCGCCCACAACCCCTGACGCATAAAGATAACCGAACTATCGTCACCATACCGCGCAACATCGACACCAACCACCTTCGGTTGTTTCTCATACTCTGCTTTGGTAACGTCCGTCTCGTCTTTGGACATTGCTTTAGACACCAACTCCATATCTATGAGCTTATTGAAGGCGGCGATGTTCCAATCGCAGTACAACTCCTGCCGCTGTTCCATCTCCGTCATGGTTTCCTTCATCTTTAGTATCTGCTGCGGAGACAAAACCCCGGTATCGTCTACGGTTAACACTGTAACATACCAGTCAGGGCTGTCCAAATGCTTCAGATACAAGTCATAGAAGTGGTTCTGCCCCTTGGGAGTACCAATAAAAATGCACCAACCGTTTCTATCGGTCAGTGCAGGTACCAAAATCTGTCCAAAGAGTTCTTCTTTTATCTGTGCGTACTCGTCGATGATAACTCCGTCAAGCGAAGTACCACGAAGGTTATCAGGATTATCGGCACCGAACAAATATATCCGTGCACCACGTATGTTTTCATAATAAGAAGGTAGTTCCACCCACAGTTCGGACTCATTCGTTTTAATTCCGGGGATAGAAGACACAGATTTCTTCAATTCATCCCACGCAATCATCTTGGCTTGCTTCAAAAACGGAGCAATATACGCATAAGTCGGAGCTTCATACTTAGTATTCTGAATCGCCCGCTTAATCATCTGGTTTACAGTACCAGTTGTCTTACCAAAACGACGGTGAGCCACGATAATAGACCATCTATATCTGTCCAAAGCAGGATGAAGCGTCTTTTCCCAGTACGGTCTGGGGTGATACGGCAGCTCTATGTAGTTTTCAGGACATGCAACACTCATTCTTCTTCGAAGTAGCTGTCGTTGTTCACTACTCCTGCCTCCTTCTTCACTACTTCTGCGTCTATAAAGTCGCCTTCTTCCTTGATTCCAAGGTTTTTCTTGGTTTCAGCGTCCAAAACGGTACCTTTCAAAGGGTCTTTAGCCCATCCACATATCATTCCGACAGTCCCTTTGGCCTGAATTTCCTTGGTGGACTTGTCTTCCCAGTTGCAAATGTTCTTTAACGCCAGCTCTGGCCCTCTGGAATTGTTCTTTGACATCACCAAAGTGTTCTCAAGGAAATCTTCCAGCATAGTAATGGCCATATCGTGGACTTCTTGGTACTGTTCCCCCGCTTTTTCAACAAAATCTCTCATTTGTTTGTAGTTAGAGAACCCTAAGTACAGCACCAAACCAGCCCTTGTTGGTCCGTTTACAACAAATCTTTTCAGTTTTCCAGTCTTGTTGTCAGTATCATACGCAAAACATTGGTCAAAGTATTCGTTTACCTTGTCTAACATCTCTTCTGCCGTCGAATACATGGTGGTTCTGCTCAACATGTGTGCGATTTTACAGATACTGCTACGTTCTTCGTGCGTTTTCACTTTTACCACCTTAATAAAATAATAAAAAAGAGTATGCACCTACTCCTCAATTAGGTACTTACTCTATGACTGCCCCCCGGTGGGTACCCCCGTACCCCGAAAATGTGTTGTGTATAATGTATTATATATATTTATATATGAGTATACGGTATATATGTATACTTAGGAGTAGATATATATTATATATATATGAGTAGTAGTAATATATATGTATATCTACGAGTAGATGTATATGTAGTATGTATATTAGTAGTTGTATATGTGTATACTATGTACTAAACCCACATCCTATATAGGTACTTAATAGGGGATATCCACCCCCTTGGATATCCCCTTTCTATATGTAAGATGTAAGTACTCAACCAAACAAGTTGGTTATTGCACTTAGTAGCATAGTTGCAAGCAACTTGACAAGCAAGTTTTTATGCAACCATCATACCATTATTACTTCTCCATGTTATGCATTATAACACAGATTTTTTTCCCTTATTCGCAAGGTTTGGGACAATTTCGCAGGAAATTTTCTTACACGGGATAAAAATATTATATTCATAATGCGTATGTACCTGCACACACGCACGCGCATGCGTGTGGCGGATATAGTAGTATTATATATAATTATTATAATCTCCTACCTTATTATGGCGACGCAGCTTGGCGAGTGCCGTTATATATGGTGATTGTCCCCGGAGCGTAGCGCATGCCGCCGCTCTAAATTTGGGCCACGGCCATAGGAGGAGGCCGGCGAAATGAAGAATGTAAACAATAGGAGGTAAAAATGAGTACTATTCGACTATCCGATTATCCTAACGGCTCCGGATGGACGGAGTTTTACAAGAACGATGCCAATGTTAATTTCGTTCCATTAAATTCCAAACTGTCCCGAGTTTTAGGATACGTTGAGCAGGTTGAGATCAACGAAAATTGTCAAATTCTCGATCGTTTCCAGGAGGCAACGGGAGCGGGCCGCATGCCCGCTCCCTCCGCTGTAAAGCGTCCGCGTAATCACGTTGTGAAAAAGCGTGGCCTCAATGATAGCTCCGAGCAAAATCATATTGCCCGGGAGGATCGTGGCCGCGTCGCTTATGTATGCAAAGCAGGGAGCCGCCGCAAGGGATATTATGTTTGCGAGTGGAATGATCCTGCACTGAAATACATCTCCATCCAGGAATTGGATTGGAGGGGAGTAGCGGTAGCGGAGGCAACTTATATCCATGACTTTTTCAGTTATGAAGATGTAAAATCTGGAGTTATTTACAAAGCATTCCGGGATTTAGACGGTTGCACATGTTTATTGACTCCGGATGGTATTAAAAAATTATACTCGAACGATTTATACCGGATGGGCCGGTGTGGAGAGCTTGTCACTAGAGTATTGCATAGCAAATATTCTGCGTTCGGCGTCCGTCCGTATGATATAATACCATACGATCCAGGTTTTACGTTTATAGGAGTACCATTTAATAGTTGACTCATAAAAAACTCCTTGCATTATGCAAGGAGTTTTTTATTGTCCAGGTGTTGTCTTTACATCTCCTATTGTTGCATAGTGTATTATAGCTTGCATTTAATATTGTGCTTTTAGCAGGTCAATAAAATTATATAGGAGGTGTATTTAAACAATGAATAATGAAGAATTGCTAATGCAATGCGAGGCAATAAAAGCACTATTGGCACAAGCTGATAGTGCTTTATTGCAAGCACGTGTGGATGATGTGTTACATCGTGTGCCTGCTTGTCAACTTGACGCCCTGGACATGATGTTGAATATCGTATCTCTCGCATGTAATGAGAGTGCGGATATTGACACGGTAGAACTGTCCGAGCCAATATTGGCAGGCATCAAGCAGCTCTGGGATGTCGCTGTTAAGAGCAGCAAATTTCCACGTGCTTATGCTTTGTCCAAACTATGGGGCCGCATCCGTGCTTATGGAATTGATACCAGGCAATTTGGTACGTTTGGTGACTTTGTGGATTTTTTACAGGCACCTATTGTTCTTGCTTAATTTAGGAGGTTTATGATGGCACAAGCTAAAATGTCAAAGAGACGTGCTGCACAACTCGAGATAGAGATGCAGGCACGTCAAGAACGACTTGCACAACTCAAAGATCAAGATGACGTATATTCCCGTAGGGAACGTCGCAAGCTCGAACGAGATGTGGCATGGGTGCAATTCGCCCTGCAAGTATGGGGTTGAATAGTACTCTGATTATCTGGACATGACACCGTCATGTCCAGTCATCAGCGTATTACCTTGTAGTATACTGAAAATCCAAAGTCCATGCGAGACCTTGAGTGGACCGCAAATGGCGAGGCCGGGGCCTCAACTGAATATTGTTAGTAGTCTTCCAGCACTGCCCGACTGATACTCTGATTATCTGGGGTGGAGTGTGTTGACACATTCCCCTCCAGTCATCAGTGCATCAGCACAGTGTAGGGTGTACTGTCCACCCTGTTTAAGACACCTTGACAGAATTTTGAAGGTGTCTTTTTGTTGTGTCCATGACACGGAAAGGGAATAACGATGGAAAAGAAAATGACTACTGAGGAGATTTTGGCGATGGTTTCCGAGCTGCAAAAGCAGCTCCGGGAAAAATCAAAGGAGTTGACACGTTTCAAGAATGTCGTCAAAAAGGAGGCGACTCCTGCCAAACCCAAGCTAGCGGATGACGCCAAGTGGAAAATGTCTTGCAAGGAGCTGCAAGATATGTCCGACTTCCTGCAAAGCGAACTTCTCAAGATGGGCAATTTCGATAAGCATTTTTTCTGGCAGGAAGACTGGGAACTCCTCCGTCTAATGTGGCAAGAGTTCTCTGGCACTCTCGGGGACCGCCGGGAACGATTCGTGGCGCTCACCGAGCTATGGGCTCGTGTGAGACGCCTGGGACTAAACGTGTGCTTCAAGGGATGGGACGATTTCCAATCCTACATGGCCGCTGCTTAGTGTATTGATTATCCGGACATGAGATGGCACTCGTGTCCGGTCATCAGTGCATTAGTGCTGAAATTTAAGGGGTAGGAGGTGCTTTATGGGCAAAGCTGAAAAGCTGAGGGCTCGCCTGCGTGAGCAAGGAATTGTTTACGTGGAATGGCAAGCTCGTGATGCCAACCATCAATATGTGGTGGTGGCACGGTATCGGGGCAACGATGCTGAACCGTGGATGGTGAAAGGTGTCCGTCATCTGTATGATGGCGATACTTTGTGTGTCTTGTTGAATTAGTTTATAGGAGGTGCGTATGACTTATAAAATTGGTGATAGCCTTGTCGCAAAGGTGTACAACTTTTTTTACCGGCACGATTATCGTGGGTATGATGCGAGGTTGTTTGAGTGGTTGGAAGGATTCGGATACGGGTTCACCACTCACAACTGGTGGCAGGATGTTGATTAGGAGGTATGGTGTATATGGCGGTTATCCAAGAAGTTAGGAAAACCATAGACGGTAAAGGCACCGTCTACGAAATGCTCCACTGGCGTGGATTGATTGACCGACTGATTGACTATGGTGACCACGTCACTGTAGCCGGTCGGTATGGTGCTAAGACCTACAGGGGTAGGTTAATCAATGCCATCAAGTGCTACGAGGCACAGTGTGGCATTGACGATTAGTGTGTAGTAGGAGGTGACTTATGAGTGTTAGCATTAACCACATCCTGTGTTGGAAATTAATCCAGCGTGGGTATCCGATGGCACGCACCATCAAGAAACTCATGAAACTGGGTGCAAACTTTGACTTTAACTATTTTTGTAGGAGATGATGTGCCTATGTGTATGGCATGTTGGCTGACCAAGCTGGCACCTTTTGTGCCGGCATTGGCTGCTGTCTTCGGGTACGGTGTATTTAAATGTCGCCGTGCCCTTTTTAGTAGTGAAGGAGGATTTGACTATGGCAAAAAAGAACGACGAGATTAAGTTCGAAATTCGGGAGCACATTGGCGTGCTGTTCGAAAAGCCCTCTGGGTGGAGGAAGGAGGTCAACTTGGTCTCCTGGAATGACGCTGAGCCTAAGTACGACATTCGTGAATGGTCTCCGGACCACGAGAAGATGGGCAGGGGTGTCACCATGACGCTGGAGGAGGTGCAAATGTTGTTGCCCTTGCTTAACGCCATCGGAGAGGGGGAGTAATGCTACCCTATCTGAAAAATTGGGTGCAGGACTTTTATAACAAAGTCCTGTATCCAGACACACACCTGAAGGATATCCCTATACCAGTCCGTCAGGCGTTTTATTCCTTGTGTAGAATGGAGGTATGAATGCTTCTCAGGGTTATGTCGTTCCTATTGGCGACGCTCAGTGCCATCACTTTGGTGCTGAGCTTTTTGATTGCCGCACCAGACGATTATGCAGCATCTCTGTATAGTATGGCTGCTGCAATGTTTGGGCTCGCTTTGGCATACAATGTGTGGCAGGCAAACGAGGAGTTGAAGAAGGAGGAGGAGTTTTATGAAAAACAAAGGGACCTTGAAGATTAGTGTGGGTGCTACTTTAATGGCACGCTATGTCGAAATGTTCAACCAGTATATGGCTGACGAACTGAGGGATTTCAACGGGTTCGAGGCGCTGTCTTCCACTCTTGATTCCCTTGAAGAAATGGGTGCCCGTTTTAACTGGGCGGCGTAGTGAGTGAAAGGAGTGATGTGTAGATGACATGGAATGAACTGATGGTTGCTGATAGCAGGCAACAAATGCAGGACTTCATCGCAAGTGCAGAGCTGTATTTAGGCACACCCAACGAGGAGGCCTTCTTCGTGTTGAATGCCACAGACCCCGTATTTCGTGAGGAGGTGTGCGCATTATGTGGCAGAGCACACGATTGGGTCGAGCAAGCAGAGCAAGGAGGCAATTATCGCCATCGTGACTGCTCTGGGCATCTCGGAGACGTGTGTGATGATTGTGCCGACACATATTTAGTGCGGCCCAAAGATTATTGGCGTGCTTTTGATAGCGAGCTCCTCGCACAGAGTGAGGAGCTCGCTAAATCACATCCTGTCGGAGTGTGTAGGCACTGCGGGGATGATGTCTACAACGACTGGCTTGTGTCGTTGTTATGCAACTCCCCTAATGTATGTCAGTCGTGCTTTAAAGAGCACGAGTACACACAATGTCATCACTGTGGACATTATTTCCCCGAAGAGGAGATGATAGAAGAAGACTCAGGATGGTATTGTGAGGAATGCCATACCAATCACCTCCTCAAATGTGATGAGTGTGGTGAGTTGTTTGATGATAACGACTTGTCGCAAACAGAAACTGGCTACTTGGTGTGTGAAGAGTGCAAAGATGAGTACTACTTCACGTGTGACAGCTGCGGTGACCTGTGCCACATCGACACCGGCATCTATATCAGTGACCACGGATCGAATGAAGAAATGTTAGTATGCGAACACTGTTATGACACTCATCGTGTAGAAGTGTGTGATTGCTGCGAGAATAGTTATTATACGTGGGACAGAGGGTTTGATACTGTCCTCACGGAAGACGGTTCGCAAGAATGGTGCCACAACTGTGTTGAAAACCGTGCCTACTGGAACGATGACGAGGACTCGTATTGTGAAGAGGGGTATGTTCCTTGTCGTCATGGTCTGTGGGGGTACCACGATTACCACGACGATTGGGCATTCCATAAAACCATTAAAGACAAAGACAACTCCTTGTATATGGGGGTTGAATTAGAGATTGATGAAGGCGGCGAAGATTGGGACAACGCTGTTTCAATCACTGATTACATGGGATTCCCATGCGATGAATCCAGTGAACTGAAGTGCAGTTGTGACGGCTCTCTCGATGAGGGCTTTGAGATAATAACGATGCCCTGTACATTGCAGTACCACAGAGACAATATCGACTGGGCCGCAGGCATGGGGAAGGCGTCCAGATTGGGGTATACATCTCACGACGCAGGCACCTGTGGACTCCACGTCCACGTCAACAGGTCATACTTCAAGGGTGGTAGAGAAGACGCTGAACGAAAGTTTACCCTGCTAATGACCAACAACCAAGAATGGCTGAAGATATTTAGCAGGCGAACAAACTTTCACTACTGTGAGTTCTGTGATAATGACGGTGAAGTGTTCAGTGTGAACGATTTTACGGAGCGTGAACATGATAACGATGCCTCTATCCCTTATAGCTTGGAATCTTTGCGAAATCGTTACAACGACCACTATAAAGCCATCAACTTTAAGAACCAACAAACGATAGAATTCCGATTGTTCAGAGGTACGCTGATACCTCAAACATTCTATGCTTCGTTAGAGTTGGTACAAATGTTATGCGATTGTGTGCAACGGTTCAGTTATATACAGTTGTGCTATGTGGACTTCAAGTTCTTATATAACATGGCACTGAAACGTAACTACCAAGCATTCATCGACTATTCAAAAGCCCGCGGCCTGACAATGTTGGGTAAACAATCGGTTGCTTGTTAAGAAAGGAGAGTATTATCTATGTGTGTAATTGCTTATGCTCCACCTGGAGTGACTATTATGGATGCCGTCATCGAGAAAATATTTAAGCACAACCCCGATGGTGCAGGGATTATGTGGAAACCATACGACGGGTGTGATGTTCAAATCCGCAAGGGGTTTATGGATGTTGAGTCCTTGAAAGACGCTTGGTCTAAGGTCCCTACTGAATGTGAGAAAGCAATCCACTGTAGGATTGCCACGAGCGGTAAAATATCAGTGGATTGTTGTCACCCCTTTCCTGTTAGGGAATACGCAGAACAAATGCGTAAAGGCGAAGACCACGCACCTATTGTCTTAATGCACAACGGGGTGTTTAGTTTCTGTGAACCAGACAAGGGAATGGATGCGTCCTATTCGGACAGCATGTTGTTTGCGGCACGATATTTGTATCCGCTACGACGGGAGCTATCTAACCCCGCTCTTCAACAATTACTTGAAGCGACCATAGGATATAGCAAGCTGCTGATATTCAACAGAGATGCCAAGGCGCTGCTACTTGGTGACTGGGAAAAGAAAGACGGTGTGTTTTTCTCCAACCTGAACCACGAATATGAATACAGTATATGGGGCAAGGGCAGTAAGGGTTGTTGTAGTATTCCCTATCCCTACAAAGACGACAATGACGATTACGATGACTATTATTATACGCTAACAATTGATACACGTGACCTTATAGTCAAGGCCCGTAGTGAATTTGATAAAGACGGTGAAGATTATACAGAGGAAGATGTATCTTTCGCTGTTGATGATGCCGTGTGTAACGCACTGGATATTGATTGTGCAGGGTTTAACTACAATAATTACGACCTGTACAGAGGACCAACAACAGATACGGCTGCAGGTATAACAACACTAAGCATTTGGTGTTACCATAAGCTGACGGAGAAAGACCTGAAAGAAAGCGGCTTAACTATTTTGGATATGACAGAGGTTAATTCCTTTGGTTGTATTATAAAAAGCGACGGTAAAGATACCGACGCAGAGTGAAAAGAAAGGATGTGGTATTGATGGAAAAGAATTTTGATTGGGATGGATTGGTGAATGGTGAGAGCCCCATTTATATGGTGGCTCAAATCACCAAAAACGGTGACGCTGAGTCTATTACTCACGGGACAGAGGAAACGGATGACACAACCTCTAAGTTGATTGTCCTTTTTGCTCTGTTGGCAAACAGCGTTGAACAAAAGACGGGGTATAGCACCGAAGTTATCTTCAAGGTGGTGCAAAAGTTTTTGGATGAGAAGTATAAAAAGGAGGTGGACGAATGAATGAAGAGTTTGAGGGCTCTTTTAATGGTTTTTTGAGAGGATTGTTCGCTCGTAAAAAACAAATCGAAGCAGAAGCCATCAATCGTTATGAAGAATTACAAAAAGAAAACGCCGATGGATTAGCTCCTTGCTTTATCATGAACAGCGCCGTTGAGTATGCTGTTGCTAAGGTGTTATGTAAATGAGGTAACAATTATGCAGTGCGAAGAGATGGAACAAGTATATAAAGAGTTTGTTGAAGTTTGGTCTAAGTTAAACGACAAGTATAAACAAAAGGTTTATGACGCCAACATTTTGCTTAACTCTTTAGAAGATGCAAAAGGTATGGTGTCTATGCTCAAGTTGGCGTTAGCGTTTCAGGTATTAGAAGATAGTGGTAAAAGATGGTGGTAAAAGGAGGAAGAGTGAATGGGATTGGATATGAACCTGTATAAAAAGCATTATCTTACGGACCAAGAAAGGACTGTGGTGGAAGACACCCTTAAAATCAAAGCTCCTCGGTTTGTAACATCCGAGGTAGCGTACTGGAGGAAGGCGTTTGAGGTTCACGAATGGTTTGTTAATAACTGTGAGAATGAAGTTGAAAACTGCGGAGAAGCATATATTTCAAAAGAAAAACTTCTTTCTCTGTTAGAGTCGTGCAAGAAAATACTCGCAGCCAAAGGAACACAGAACGAACAAAAGGTTGCAAAGGAACTACTGCCAGACCCAGATGAGACGTATGGTGCATGGTATTGGGAGGATATAGAAGAAACCGTAAAGCAACTGTCCTCCATTGAAGATGGTTGTAGCGACGACGATTATTATTATATCCCGTGGTGGTAAGGAGGGGTTATGAAAACTATCTACGTGGTACAAAGTTGGTATTACAGATGGGAAGATGAAATGTATACCGACTACGCAAAAGAAGCATACCAAGAATTAAATGTTCTCAATAAGAACATGCCAAAGATTAGGCATCGTATAATCAGACAAACCATCGAAAGGTATGACGATGGAAGTCTGGCTGTTGGACGGTGGTAAGGAGGTGAAATGATTTACTTTATTGAGAAGAACGTGCGTGGTGCTTGGGTAATCTATGGTGCGGTAGGAATCAGACAGTACTACTACTACACTAAAGCCCAAGCCAAAGAGATGTACTTGCAAGAGTGCAAAGAGAAAGTGATTGTTAACAAAAGGAGGAATGTGTAACGATGAATGTAAATGATGTTGTTTGGGTGCACAGCACACACACCAGACATTGTGCTGCTGTGTTGTCTAAGACAGGTTTGTTCGTGCACAACGAATATATTGCAGCTATTGGAGCGAGTAAAGAGGTTGACGTTGGTATGAACGAGAAAGAGAAGACCGTTATCATTCGGAGTGGAACGACTTTTCCCGTCAAAAAGCAACAAGCAAGCTCTAAACTTGGCATCCACAGCAAGACGCTAACTAATTTTTTACTGACGCACCTTGCTGAATCAACCGAGGATAGAATTGTGTTCGATGCCAACAATGTTACTGTAGAAAACGGCTTGTTAATATTGAAGGTTGACAACTTTAATATACTGAGGGGGTTGAAGGAATGATTTATCGTTTGCGTTATTATTGTAGCGACGGGAAGGAGTGGTGTAGTGATGTTGCGTCAAAAAGTTTTTCCAAATTGTTGTCCCGTCTTGTAGACGAGGCACCAAGCAATGCACTGAGTGTTACCATCGAAGAGAACGGTGAGGCAGTGGCAGCTCAAGTGTTCAGTGAAGAAGAGAGAGAGGAGATGATGGCAAGATGATTACCACGGTTTGCTACAAGCAAAAGAAAACTTTTAAGACACGGAAGGAGGCGGAAGATTTTTTCTTGGAAGGTATGATGTGTTCTGGAGGTTCTGAACACGAAAGGTATTCCAGTATCTATGAACAGTTGAAAGCTGGAAAAGATTATTGTACTGACGAAGAGTATGTCAACGGACTTATGAAAGGAGATTTAGAATGATTACTTTTGAAGAAGCGATTAAAGAGTTAAATATTACTTTGCCAATATTACAAAAATCTCAACCACACGGAGATGTGATGATTGTTCACCCAGAATGTTATTATTCGTCAACCTTTGTTAACTTTGTTTTACGTAACAGGGATTGCGAAGTAACATTTAAGCTTAAAGAAAGGTCCTCGTTAGACATGGCGATTGTGTTTAGAGACGATTCTGTTCGCAAGTATTTTCCGCTAATGACAGCAGTCGAAATTGATGTAATAGCAGACACAGTTTCTACACTGAAAGCGTTGTATTCCGCCTCCCCTACCCCATCTTGTCACGAACAGGAACTGAACAAACGATTAACTAAGCTATGTACTATCTTATGTAAAAACATAACAACACCAAAACAATACACCGAGTTTGGACAAGGTGCACGTGCTGCATTCGAAGCAATAATTTGTTGTAACGACGACCAAGAGAGTGAAGGTTATATGCAAGAAATCAAATCCAAATCCTTTAAGGAAATCCATAAAGAAATTAACACAGAGATTTTCTGCTGTCCGTTATGTGGCAGTGAAGATACGTCACAAAAAGATAGCGACTGGGGAACGCACACATATTATCAAGATTTTGAATGTAATAAATGCGGGTGCACTTTTTCTCAGGCGTTTGAGTTTACTCGTAAGGAATCCATAAAGGACGACAATGGCACCATCATCATTCCTACTAATCAGGAGGTAAAAGAATGACAGTACATGAGCTAATGAAAGAGTTGTGTAATGCCCCAAATATTAACGCGGTTCAGATTGGTTGGTGATTGACAACGTGCAAAACATTAGGGTGTATGTAGTGGATTGCGATGCAACAAAACTATCCGACGCAAGACAAGCAGACATCGAAGAGTTTGCTGACGAGGCAGAAAGATTGGGGACTGTGTATACCCTCCCCTATTTTATTGAAAAACTCAACAACTATGACGGCCTTGCGTACGAAGATGTTCCCGACTTCAAGAATTGTTTTATTCGCATGGCTGTTGTAAAAGATGGCACGATTATTAAAGAGATTGAAGAGGAGGTTTAACATGCCTAACTGGTGTATGAACAGTATTCTTTTTGAAGACGCAGACGGTGATAATAAAAACATTCGTCCGTTCTGGAATATGATTGACAGAGCATTGAAGAAAGGGAGGGAGTTAAAAAAAGCAGGAAAAACAGAAGCCGGTGACGATTGGTACGGTCACATTCTTAATGAAGTTGGTGTGAGTCCGGACGAACATTATTGCAGAGGGTTTGTAGATGATTACGAAGACCTTGACGACGATGCCGCAGGGTTTACGTTGTGGTCTTCTACTGCTTGGGAACCAATGATGGAACCCATAGCAGCAGTAGTCAACAGGTACAACGAACTTAATGGCACAGATATTAGGTTCTATTATTCAAGTGAGGAGGGAGGGAACGACATATATGAAACTAATGACGTAACAGGTGATGTGTTTGGTGACGGATGTATTGTCGACGATTTAGATAGTGGTGGCAGGGAATATTTGGAGAGAGATGCCAATGTACATGAGTGGTTAAACGAAACTTATGGCACTACCTTTACCAACGAATCGATTGATGACATCAACACGTACTTTCAAGACAAAGGTCAGGCAATATCTGTTCACAAGTTTGAAGTGAACTATGATTATGTTTACAAGGAGGTGTAACTAATGAAAGACGCTTATGGATATGAGATGGACAACTTCCCTCTCACTATTGAATGTGATGAATGCGGTGAAGAAATTACTGTCACCGTAAAGGGCAAGGATTTTTGGGAAGGCAAGACTGGACTTGTTATGTGTGGACATTGCGGCTGTGTTACCAAGCCGTGTGTTGTGTGTCACGGCTCACGCATAGAGACCTGTGACAAGTGTCCGTTTGAAGACGCAGAGATAGTTAACTTTATTGGGTGTTAAGGAGGAGTAAACATGAGAAAACAAATTAAAATCGACGCTGAGATTCGGTACGACATGAAGAGCAATCACCCTGACCTTAAGTATGTGACGAGGGATTTCGGTCACAAGTATCGGGATGTTTACACAATTTATCCTGACGCTTTCTATAGCGAGGATGAAATGTATGCGTATATCAAGCACGACTTAATGTTAGTTGCTGGCGGTGGATATAGTACCAACACCATTACTAACGTGAGATTTTTCATTTCGGAGGTAGCATAATAGAAACAGAAATTTGTTCTTGAACAATTGTATCTGAAAAGGTATAATAAAAACGAAAGGAGAATGGTATGAAAGAAAAATCTATTGTGATTAGAAACACATTCCCGCCTGATGGGTGTCCGCCAATTACCATCACCGTGCACAAAACCATTAAAAACGGCAAGGGTGTATGGGTCGACAACAAAGGAAAAGAGTATGGGGTCTCCAACCAAATCCCGTTCGGTTGGGACTTAGTTACCCCCGATGACAAAGCCGAGTTTTACCACGACGCTAAACTTGTAACATGTTGGGAACACAACTTCGACAAGCGAAACTATAACTGGCTTACCGAACTTCCTATGTCACCTGCGTATATTTACGGCATGATTACCAGAGATGAAAGCGGAAAGTTAAATGCTATTGGATGTGCAAGTTGTCTCGGATTTGAAACCAACGAAGATAAAGTTATGTTAGAACTGTTTGCGATAGCGATATGCAACCATCTTACGAAAGAAGACATAGAGTTGCGGGACTTTTTCCAACAACTTGAGTTTAGAGTAAGAGCACTTCAGAAATCATCCATCTAATTATGCTATAAGTATATGTTACATCAAAAATAGTGTGAAGTCAGTATAAAACCATTGACTTCACACTATTTTTTTATTTAGAACACTCGAATTAAGCCAACCTGTATTCCCACGTCTCTGCCCCTGCCTATACCAAAGTTATGCTTGCGATAGTATGCGTCTTTGCTCAACCCAAGCTCATAACATGACACCGCAGATGATTCGTTTTTTAAATATCGGCGGCGCAGTATATCCTGGGCTATCTTATCGTCCTTACCAACCACTTCCAGCGTTTTTTCTACCGTATCCAGCCACAATTGCGGGGAAAGTATAACTTCTTCTGTTGGTTTGCCTGCATTGATAGTAATTTTTGGTATATCTTCTATCAATTCAGCCGCTGCTTCCGTTGGGTTAGAGTAACTTCCTACTGTGTGCGAGAACTGTGGCCCAGTGACGGTCCCACCCTTATAAACTGTAGCTATCAGGTCGTTTTTATATATAGCCAGCTCTCTTTTGAGCTTATTATATATCCAAAATGCCTTGATAACAATTGCATACTGCTGTCTTTCTGTTGCGGTACGCCCTAACCTTGTAAATCTCCAGTTCTTCTGCTCTCTAAAGGTTCCGTACGTCATTCAACAACTCCTTCACTGTCTCCGGCTGACCAAAAACTATCTCAGTTCTTGGTTCATCATCATATAAACGAAGAACAAACACAGAAGTAATCTGCGAAATCTTATTGAACACAACTCCTTGCAGGACACTAAGGTGCTGTCGCAAAACATTCTCAACAGACGGCGTTGCCAAGGTCACGAGGGCTTGCTTTCTCTGCCTTTTACTCATACCCATGTATGTTTCTTGGTGGCTTTGAACAATTGCTCTGCGTAATATAAGGGCAACATAGATTGGTTTATCTGTTAGCTCCCATCCTTGTTCAATCATAGCACACTTAGTGCTGTACAAAAGTTTCTCTACATAATCAGCACCGCTCCCTTGGAATTTGTGGCCGTTGATTTTAATTACACGGTTAGCGGTACCTGTGTTTCTGGTGGTAGTACTCTTCCCCGGAACAACTATCTCTAATCGTTTAACCATGATAATCAGAATTGAATATCGTCTTGCTTGTCAGCTATAGCCCTGCCTAAATCAGAGAACTCCGATGTAGCTTCGTTGGATTTTGCGTGACCACCACCGCCAATAATTTTACCACCGACATTAAACAATGATACCCAAATGTCATAGGTATATACTGTCTTACCTTCTTTGTTTTTATAACTTCCGCTCTTCCCTTTACCTACCAAAGAAACACGGTCACCTTTAATTAAGCCCATGTTCCCAATCTGTTCCGCCTGCTCACTCCAAGCAATGCACGAGTGGAAACTGCCGCTATCTTTCTCATAGTCGTTAGTAACCACCGTGAACTTACACATACACTTGCCACCATTAAGGTACCTAACCTCTGGTTCTCTCACCAATTTCCCCTCAAGAATTACAGTGTTCATAAAATGCTCCTCCCATTCTTCTTGGTGCGAACAGCTGCGAGTTCGCCCATGCTTTTTAAGATGGTTTTAATCTGGCCTATGTCAACATAATAAAGTTTAACTTCAATCTCAACACGTGGCTGTTCATCATAACAAGATTCATAATTAATTTTATAAATCTGTTTGTCGTCTGCATAAACTACTCCGCTCAACGAATCCATAACAGCTTTTAATATGTTGTCTCCGTCTGGTTTTGAGACAGGAGATATAAGTTTATTCTTAGCCGCCTTCTTGAACCACGTTGGTTTAGAAGAAGGTATACTTTTATATGCCCGGACAGTTAACTCTGCCGGTATATCTTTATGAAGAATATCCCAGTGCATATCAAGAACCTTTTGCGTGGCCAACGCTTTTATATTCGCCTTCTCATCTCTGCTCTTCTTCGGGTCGTATGCCTTAACGAACCCGCCACGGGTGGAGAACCTTGGTCTTCCCTGACCTACAGGTTCCCCGAGAACAGTAAGCGTAAACTCTTTATAATTTTTTTGCATTACCCCTCCCTCAAAAAACGGACTGACAATCTTCAACAGTGCTTAAGCAAGCCCACTTGCAAGTCGACTCCAGTGAACAGGTATGACAACACTTACCGTAGTGTGCAGATTCATAACACCTATTAACCCTGTACCGACATCCTTGTACGCCGGCATACTTCTCGTCAATCTGTGCTTGATTTTTGTAACGAACCTTACGCTTATCCTCTGTCCCATCCAGACTTAACACCGCCGGTTTACGATATACTTCCATCACTTTCACCGCCGTCTGCATAATATCCCCGTGCCTTATTCTTGTTGTAACACACATCGAGAACATGCTTGAGGTCCAACCCTATCATGTGAATCAGTTTAGCCGCCGCAATAATAACATCTCCTGCCTCAACACCTGCAGCAAGCTCAGCCCTACGTTTTTTGTTACGCAAATCTTCCGGCGTATTATCTACGGTTGCTTTTTTGTGCATATCAATCTTACATGCAATGTCATAATACTTCCGCAACTCATTCGCAACCTCTTGGTTTTCCTCAACCATTTTTTCGAACTGTTGAGCGTAACCCCAACCCTTGGGAGTATTAACTGGTCTTAATAACTCCTCCCAACTTTTCATTTCGTTCATCATTTACCTCCAAACAAATCATCAATAATAACAGCAAACACAACAACCAACACAACATAACACACTACAGTTACAAAACTTGTCATAACACCTCCTCAGCATAGTGATACTCCCAGTCGTCAGAGAGAACTTCTTCGGCACAAAAGCACGGACACTCATCTACATAGTCCCAACTCCAGTGTAATTCATTGTTCTCTATCCACCACACTGTTGTGGGATTAGATTTTCTAAATATGTTTGCCCCCGCTTTTAGCTCCGGCAATACTCTCGCAAAAGATACTCCTACCTTGTTGAGTTCTTCTTTGTCGTAGAACATTTTCCCTACGCATTTATAATATTTGTCAACAACGTAGCCACCCTCTTTCTCAATTAGGTTTTCTATTTCCTTAGGCCACACCCACCCTAAACGGTCGGGCGGAGCCACACCTTTGTCTTTGCACAAAGCACGGGCAGCCTGCTCGTATAATTGCTCGTCATCAATTAAACGAATATCATCCTTGTCAAAAGCCCAATCATACAACGGACGCAAGAAATACTTCTCGGTTTCCTCGTTAATATAATCTTCGCCGCTATCGAAGAAGCCATCGAACACCTTCGCCTTCCTCAACTTTTTAATAAAATCTTTGAAGGATTTTTTATTTTGTTTGCAATACGTAAGTGCGTCAAACAAATCCTCCATATACGTGTACCAACTTCCGCTGGTCAGTTCATAATATTCTCTGCTTTTGTTAGAGCAGAACTGTAAATAAGTACTCATGCAAATTCACCTCTCAATATTTTTTATTCTTCCACAGGAATATTCTTCTATGCACACACCGTACTGTACACAGTGTGGCCCTGCTTTCGCAAATAAGTTGGGAGCAACTTCTTTCACAACCCTCAGCATTTCATTTGCCAGTTCCCTGATTTCCCATTGAGCCCTCGTGCAACACCTGAGATTAAAGAAGTGCATTAAGCTACGTGCGTTCATGGTAACAATAATTCTTGTTGCCGCTGCATTCGGTAACACATAACGTGCATCTTCTTTGGGTACTCCGTGTGCAACCAACTCTTTGTAGGCATTGTTAATGTGTTCCATAACCTCATCGTAAATGTTATCCACGGTAATGACATCACAAATACTTGGGGGAATAATATATTTCTGCAAAAAATTATCTTCTGTTACGTAACGCTGGCTTTGCTGGGAATAACTTGCCAATCTGTGACGGACAAGTTGGTGGCTACACGCCCTGCTGATTCCCTCAATTACAAAAGTGAAGTTAGCATGTTCTACTGGTGTATGCCCTGTGTTAGCCAGCTTCTGTACGAACTTACCAACACTTTCGTCCGTCATTTTGTCGCTTATTTCTTCTGCGTTAACGCCACTGTAGCACTGCTTGGCTGCTGTTACTATGGTTCTTTCGGGATTGGCGGTATAACTTAACAACTCTACCTTCACTCTTTCACCTCCTTGATAATTACACTGTATGGGCACACGCCCTTCTCCGGAGTGTCATCAAACTTTTCAATGTCATACCTTTTGAACACGTTATAAATCCAACACTGTGATTTATCTTTATGACACTCCTGACAGTTGGCTTCCTGAATACTGGCCGCCATATCATAAATATCATCAGCCGCAACCTTGCACTTAAAGGTATCTTCACCGTCACGAGTATAGTTATTATTGGCGGTAAGATAACCTATCTTTATTCTATCAACCCTATCCTTCAGACGTTGGAGTGCACCACCGTCTTTAAAATATAAGAACCTTTCCTGCAGAATGCTGTCGAGAGCATCGTGACATTGAACAAACGTCATGTTCCACTTCCTGAAAACGGTGTGCTTCGCAAGGTCTTCCAGTCCGTCAACAATACCAGACAAAATACAAACTTGTTGCTCCTCACCTGCAACAAGAACAGGTGCTTTAGTCATTCTTCTGCTCCTTTCAAAGCTAAACCTATTGCATAAGCAATATTTACGCTGATAGCATTACCGGCTTGTTTATACCTTTGGCTATCACTAACGCCTGTTGCTACCGCTTTATCGTGTTGTTCATCCGTAAAACCTTGCAACCTCCAACATTCTTTGGGAGTAAGTCGGCGAATGCGTAGTCCGTCAGTTACTCCTGAGCGTTCTTGTTGTGCAAGAATGCCTTTGCCATAATTGGCGTCAATAGTGTTACACTCTTTATCCATCCGTGCTATACCCCCCCACTTTCGTAAACAACAATTCCATTGTTACCATCTCCTGTGATATCTGTAATACGTGTTGCCTGTAAACATGCAGCCGCTCCGTTATTTATCTGCATTTGTATTGTTTGGCAACTCCCCACTCCTCTCGTGGGTTTCAAAAATTTTATCGGTGTCTGCATTTTCAAACTCTATTACCCCCCCCCGTTTTTAGAGCGGTCCACCCAGCTTTATAGTATCCGCTGATAATGCAACCGACTTCATTGGTTATCTTTGCATTTTCCCATTGGGGTTCTGTCCTGATTATTTTCCTTATCACTCTCAACCTCCACCACTACCATCATATCCGCCGCAATACTGCCCCCCTTGCAAGGAGAGTAAGTCCGCAATCTATCTCTTGCCCCAAAGATGGCTCCCGTGGCTCTTTATCGTGGTGGTATCTCAACACTACTACTTTCTGCTTTTTCATTTTCTACCACCAGCATTGCACCGCATTGGTTTACCCCCCCCGCATTACAGGTTAGCGTGCCAACCTCACCTTCCTGTTTCATTCTGTGGTTATAACTGTCATATATTGCCACTCCGTGCCTATCCTGTGCAGTTAAGATAAACATTTCCTCACCGTCTTCCTTGAACCTTCTGCCGTTTTGCCTTACTTCTTGTCTTTTGGGTGTTAAAACTGGTATAGCTACTTTCAAATCTCCCGCGTGATAAGCTCTGAGTGTAGGCGCACTTTGCGTAACCCTTGGCTGTCTGCTGTGGTAAATGTCATCTATGATATGTGGCTGTAATCCCCCGCCGCCACATGTATTTAATGCCGGGCTTATTCCGTCTGTTCCGTACACTCTTCCTTGGTTAGGATTGTTTCTGTGTCCAATTTCTTGGCCAATTTGCTTGAGCTGAGTATTATTCGCTTCGTCTGCTCTTGCGATAGGTAATATTTTTCGTTGACCTCTACTTCTAAGATGTCCAATAATGTAGATGCGTTCTCTGTTTTGCGGGATTCCTGGGATATATGTTCCGTTGGACACATAGCTATGCTTTGTGTTGAACAACTGCCATTCGACATCGTACCCAACTGCTTCCATTTCAGTGATACAC